TTGCGATCTACAACGAAGGATTGGCGCGTCAGTTCGTTGACGTTAATCCGTCGCCTGAAATCTTCACTGACTTTACAAACTTGCGCGCATGAAAAGAGAAGATTCAAAACTCACTCGCGCAATCTACGCAGTCAGCGCAATGCTTGGCGGGACTCGCATTGGCGCGGCGTGGGACGTGGCTTTCAACTGTTACGAGGCGGCCAGGTTCAGCATTGAGCGCAGCTTCCTTCGCGCAACACTACAAGAAGCTCGGCTCGACATCACCAAGCACACACGCGAAGAGCTTCAAAGGAAGTCTCGATACTTTGAGAAGAACTCAAGTCTTTACAACAAGATTGCCGACCTTTGGGAACAATACGTCACAGGGACGGGCTTGCAGTTCTACGCGACAACTACAACGCAAGGCTGGAATACGATAGCAGACCGAGCATGGGAACAGTGGAAGCCGTTCGCTGACATTTCATCGCGCTTTGGATTCGACAACCTTCAGGGTATCGCCGTCCGATCTCTATTCGTTGACGGCGAGGTGTTTGTTTTACTGACGCGAGATGCGGCCAACAATCGTCCCCGTGTCCAGCTTATCGAGGCGCACCGATGCAAGACGCCAGACGAGATGATAAAGCAGGAAGGCATCACGATTTTTGACGGCGTTGAAGTTGACTCGTCGGGCAGGCCGATTGGATACTGGTTTTCCTTTGGCGAAAAGGAGATGCGCCGATTCGATGCGTTCTCAATCGTTCACATCTACGAGCCTGCTCGTCCCGGCCAGATGCGCGGCATTCCATACATTTCGTCTGCGCTCAACATCCTTCACGACCTGGACGACTTGCAGATTTTGGAAATGCGGCACAAGAAAGTTGTGTCTGAAAACTCGCTGAACGTGTTCACGGCAACCGGAGACTTACCTCCCGGCATGAACGCGGCGACGGGGCGTTTCCGGGATGTTGCTGGCGTGGCGTCAACGGGTGCTACCACAACCGAGAAACGCCTCGAATACTACAAGAGCGCGTTCGGTGGTCGCGTCAATGTCGCAATGCACGGCGATAAAATTGAAGAGCAATCGAGCGACAGGCCGAACGTCGCCACGCGCGAATATTGGCGCATGTTGGAAGAGAAGGTCTGCTGCGCGTCTGGCGTTCCTTTGGTCATTGTCCTGCCTGATTCGATGCAGGGGACGGTCTATCGTGGCTCACTCGACGCCGCTAATGCCTTTTTCCGCTGCAAAACGTCAGTGCTAGCGACGTATTTCAAGCGAATCCGCGAATACGTCTTGAATATGGAGGGGAGTTTCTTCCCCCCGCTTGGGAATCGTCCTTTTGATTGGCAATCCTGTGATTATCTCCCGCCCGCCGCAGTCAATACCGACATCGGATACAATTCAGCAGCCAACATCAACGAACTCACGGCAGGTTTGAAGTCGTGGGATGATATTCTTTTGCCGCAAGGACGAAAAGCTGAACCAGTGCTTCGCCGCAAGGCTGAACTACAACTTTACATCAAACGTCTCGCGGCATCTCTTTCAAACAACTCTGAAGGCATTGAGATTTCACCCGAAGAAATCGCAAGCCTAGACATCATTCACCCTCCGGAGGTCATGCCTGAGCCTGTGAATGTTCCTGACGTGGTAGCTAACGCAGCTAAAGAGTTTTGGACTGAGGGCAATATCAGAACAGTCACTGAGGCGGAAAAGCTTCGCGTCATTGAGGCTGATAAAATCAAGGATTCTTTAGAAAAGCTCAAGACAGATTTAAAAACTGAGCTTTCCGTTCAAAACACCGGCACAAGCGAGATAACTACGATCACTCGCGTTAAGCCTCCTGTTAAACCAAAGGCTGTGAAATTTAATCGGGACGATTCAGGGCGCATATGCGGAGCAACACTCGAAGAGGTAGAAGTCTGATTCTATGGCGACACTCAAAAGAGCAATTATCACACGGAACGCGGCAGCAAATGCCGAGGCCGCGCTCGCCAATGACGGATACATCCGAATCTACTCCGGCACAATTCCCGCCACGCCAGAAACGGCAGCCTCAGGAACATTACTTGCCGAGTTGCGATTCAACGCAACGGCATTTGGTTCAGCCGCGAGCGGAATAATCACGGCGAACGCAATCACTAGCGATTCTAGCGCGAACAACAGCGGCACGGCTGGATGGGCGCGCATCTTAAAGTCTGACGGCACTTCCACAATCTGGGACTGCGACGTCACAGCTACCGGAGGCGGAGGCGCGATTACTTTTGGAACTGTCAGCTTTGTAGCTGGTGCAGTTGTGGATTTAACCGGGTTCACAGTCACATTGCCACAATGAGCGCAACAGGAACAGCCATCCTAGACTTTGGTAGCGCACCAGGGACTAATCAAGTCTCGGTAACGGTGACGGGGCAGACTGGCATAGTGAGCGCCACTTCTTATGTGGAGGCGTGGTTTAGTCCAGCGGCTACCGCAACGCATAACTTGGAAGAGATTAAGTTGCTGACATCAAAGCTTGGTGTGTTGGCTCATACGGTAGTTGACGACACAGGCTTTACAATCACCGGCACGACGGAATTGCGGTTGACGGGCACGATCAACGTGAATTGGGTTTGGACTTAACTAAATAACTTTATGGCAGGAATACGAGTCGAAGGCAATACAAGCGGCAATGTGGCCGAGGTCAATGCGTCTAACCAGATTAAGACGGTTTTGGAAACAAACGTAGCCAGCAATCCCGAAAACGTCGGCGCGGTGCGCTCGTTCAACGAGAGCGACCCTGGCGTAGTGACCGGCGAAGCCTTGCTGCTATCGCCCGAAGTCTCTGGCGATTACCGCTTGCGCGTAGGCCAAGACGTGTTGCTTGATACCGACACGTTCAACTACACCTCGCAGAACACCGGACGTTATCGCTATGTGTTCACGACGCTCACAATGTCGCAGAACGCGAACAGCCTTCAGACTAACGCTGGCGCAATCACGACGATCAACACGGCGGCATGTTTCAGGACGTGGCAGACATTCTCGTTGCTAGGTCAACAGACTCCTCTGACAGTTGAGTTCTCGGCTGCTATCACGGCTGCGATTGCAACGAATAGCACGGTGGACTTTGGACTGTTCATCACGACCGGGCCGGACACTTCGCCATATGTGCCTGCGGATGGTGTTTATTTCCGCATCACATCGGCTGGCGTCTTTGGCGTGGTTAACAACGGTTCAGAAACGCTGACGAGTGCATTTACCACGAACGGCGTCACGGCATTTACGCCAACGATCAATAAAGTTTATCAATTCGTAATCGCCATCACTGAACGCCAAGCGCAGTTCTGGATTGATGACGTGCTGTATGCGACTATCACGACTCCGGTGGGTTTGGGGCAACCCTTTCAGTCAGCAAGCCTTCCGATGCAGATACGACACGCCATCGGCGGCACAGCGGCAAGCGCGGCGTTCTCGCTTCGCTTTTATGATTTCAGCGTCCAGCTTGGCGACTTACCGCAATATCCAGTCCAGACGCTCGCGGCTCGTCAAGGTGGCTCGTTGCAAATCCAGAACGGCGGCACGGCATCTGTCGGCCAGCTTTCAACCTACGCTCTAGGTGCTGCTCCTAGCGCGGTCACACTAACAGCCAGCACAGCCCCGGCAACGAATACGCTCGGCGGATTGTTCCTTTTACCAACGGCGATCACTGCTGGCGAGTCTGACTATCCACTGTTCGCGTGGTCAAATCCTGCGGCGACAATCCTCGCTCCCGGAAAAATCTTTATGTGCACCGGCTTTATCGTTTCAGAGGCATTAGTCGCAACGGTATTAGTCGGCGGCCCAATCGCCATCTGTTACGCCCTCGGATTCGGCAGCACAGCGGCAAGTTTGGCGACTACTGAGTCTGCATCGTTCGCCACTGGCACGACCAAGATCGCGCGCAAATATCCGATGGGCGTCCAAGGCTTTGCGGTCACGGCTGCCGCTGGAACCGTGGTGTCTGGTTTCCAGCGCGACTTTTCAAGTGCGCCAATCCCGGTGAATCCCGGCGAAATACTGCATTGCATCATCCGCGCAATCGGAACATCAACATCAGGCGGTGCAATTCGCGGCGGCGTTACGTTCCTAGGATATTTTGTCTAAGCCATGAGTCTGCTGCTTAACATATACCCGACGATAACTGGCATTGCTGACTTTATTGAGTCAACAGATGTCATTTCTGCGTCTGGCAATGTGTCCGGCGGAGAGACTTCGTTCGGCGGTGGTGCATCTGGCAAGAGGAAGCCGAAGCGCGAATACCGCGCGCCATACATCCAGATTGACCCCTACGTTAGCAAGCCTAAGACGCTCACCATTGCGGGCGAGGCTGCGTTAGTGGAAAAGACTGATTCGATCTATTCAATGGGAACTCACACGCCTCCCAAGATTGACGGCATGGCAAACCTTTTTGCCAAGTCTCCAATCATCATGGCTAAAGGTTCGATGAACACCGACAGAATCGACTCAGAACTTGCAATCGCATTGCTATACTTATGACAAAGAAATCTATCCCATACATCGGCGGCAAGATCGATGTCGCCTTTGACAAGGCTGACGAATTGCCCGTCAGCATCCAGATTTACGACGACATCGGCAAAGACCCTTGGACGGGCGAAGGATTTAGCGCAAAGGATTTGTCCGCTGCGTTGAACGAAATCCCGAACAAGAATCGTGAGCTTCGCATCGCTGTCAACTCACGCGGCGGCGACGTGAACGAGGGCAAGACTATCCGATCCATGTTGGAAGATTGGCCGGGACGCATCGTTAACGTCATAGACGGCGTTGCCGCGTCAACCGCAAGCTGGATGATTCCCGCTGACGAGGTTCACGCCCGCAATCATTCTCAAATCTTCATTCATAAAAGCTGGGCAATGGTCATGGGAAATTCAAACGACATGACGAAGGCTGTGGCGATGCTAAATACCACAGACGAACAGATCGCAGACATTTACGCCAGCAAGACTGGCAAGAGCCGTGAGGCGATGATGAAGCTCATGTCTGATGAAACACTTTTGACGGGTCAAAATGCCCTAGAGCTTGGCTTGGTGGACAAGCTCATCGATGGCAATCCCGTCCATAATTTCAGCGCGACAGAATTGCAGAACATGAAGGGCAAACTAGCCGCGATGAACTCGCTAAAACTTTCCGCTCCCATGCAGGGCGCGGATGAAACCAAAAACAAAGAACAGGAAAAAATCATGGAAACCGAAAACAAAGCCCTGCTAACAGAGCAGGCAAATCGCATCGCGGAACTCGAAAACAAAGTGAAGGCCGAACGCGCCTCACGCATCGAATCCGCATTCAACACCCTCGCAGCAACCCGCCCTACGCTTAATCGCGAAGAGTGGTTGCCCAAATGCCAGGCGGACGAATCCGTCCTGAACCTCGCCGCCAAGTTCCCGGAAAGCCCGGTCGCTGGCAACATCGCTTCAGGCGTCTCTGTTGGTCGCAATGTGCTCGTTGAGAAATACGAGAACCTCGCGCACGACAAGGTTGAACAAGGCAAGCTCGTCAAAGGACTCTACAACGACGTGCGTAAGCAGTTGTTGATCGCCAACGGCGTAAAGGATGCTGACATCCTCAACGGCAAGTTTGATCGATTTGACTTCAGCAATCCAAAGATTGTGAACGCGAACACCGTTGATTCCGCGCTGGCAAACACAGTCCTTTCGAGTGAGTTTGTCACCACGATGCGGACTTACATCGCTCCGTGGAACGCGTTCACTCGCACGGTATCGCTGTCACCCGTGAGCCGTCGTCAGACATTGGAAGTGCCGCTGTATTCCTCGGCTGGCAGCAAGCAACAGAACGCCACGAACTACGAGTCTGGAGATTCCGTTCTCGCTCCTATCGCTGTAACTGTCGCGGAAGAGTCCAAGAGCTTCCATGTGTCACGCCCTGAATCCAACCTCGGCTTGCAACTTGCCGGGCTTGTTCCTACCAACGCAAAAGTGTTAGCTGAAGGCATCCACGCAAAAATGACGGCGTTGATGGTCGCGGCTAATTATGGTGCGGCCACCGCTATCGGCGCGGCTTCAATCTTCGACAAGACAGACCTTCCAGCGATTCTCGCACTCGGCAAGAATTACGACCGTTGCACGCTGTTGCTTGACGGCGGACATCTGGCGTATCTGTTGCCCGGCGACAAAAACGCGTATGTCTATGGCGAACCCGGAGCGTATGGATTCGACGGCGGTATCTACAAAAACAACTTGTGGACTTCCGCCGTGGCGAACATCTGCGGATTCGTCTGCGGACCCGATGCAATCGTCAACGCATGGGGTGTTGCTGATGGATTGCCTGCTGGCGAAGCAATCAGCCAGACCACGATGGATGTTAATGGCATCCCGTTCACGATGTCCGTCTGGTTCAGCCGTGCCACTCGCGCAGTCTGGGCGAGCTTCCAAGTCATGCATGGTTGCGCCGTCGGTGACGCAACGCAGGCTGAGAACCTCGTCACGGCCTAATCCGTAATCTGATTAGCCTGCCACGATTAAACCCGTGGCAGGCTTTTTCAAACAATCAAATTTATGAGATTAGCATTTATTGTAGAAAATCCGAAGTGGGAGCAATTCGACAAGGTTTCTGAAAAGTTCAAAACACTTGGCGGAGACGTTGTTCTCGTCGTGCGTGGAAACAACAAAGAGAAACAAAAATCAAAGCCTGTCAAACCTCTCTTGAAAAAAGAGGCCGACTCGCCTGAAGCATTGGCGGCAGACCTTCGCAAACTTGGAAAAGGTGCTGAAGAAATCACCAAGGCCGTTGCTTCTTTCAAAGCTTCCAAGAAATGAGCCTAGCGGATACATCCATGCGTCGGTGTGCGGCGGCGTTTAACGTCGTTCACGCTGACGTGTGGACAATCCTCTCCGGCTCACTGGCAGGCTCGACATTCGATGGCGATGCACAAACAGAATCCGCAATCGTCCTGGACGGCGACATGGGCAGCGATGCCCGCGAGAAAACGATTCTGTTTGTGGATAGGCCTGCACCACTACTTGAGCGCGGAATGGTGCTAAGTGGTAAGGGTGTGACATGG